GTGATGACGGTAAGTTTATCGGTACTAATGTACTTAACGAGGCATTCCTTGAAAGATTTCCTGTTACATTTGAACAACAATATCCTACTGCTAAAGTAGAAGAAAAAATTGTTGCTCAAAAACTTGCTAGTGCAGGTAAAAGAGATCAAAAATTTGCTCACAATTTAGTTACTTGGGCTGACGTTATAAGAAAAACTTATAATGACGGCGGCGTTGATGAGATTATATCAACAAGAAGACTAGTACACATTGCTGAGGCATATGGTATCTTTAGAAATAAAATGAAGGCAATCGCTGTCTGTACAAATAGATTTGATGATGATACTAAATCATCATTTGTTGACCTGTACACTAAAGTTGATAGTGGTGCTTCAGTAGATCAGATTCTTTCTGATAAGAAGGCGGCTGAAGAGGCTGAGATATTATCAGAAAAGAAATCCGATGATAGTGAGGATGATAGTGAAGATGACTTTACTGTTTAAATCTATCCATAGTGTAAGTCCGCTTGTGGTCCGAAAGGGCCACAAGTTAATTTACAAAGGGAGTATATAATGGGAATCTACGATTCAGAAAAAGATAAACCAAAGATGTCACAAAAAGAACGTGACGATATGATGAAAAAGTTTTTAGAAAAAGGTGGCAAAGTACAGAAATTAAAACCTGGTTCTGCTGCTGTATTAGGTAGTATGGATAAAAGTGGTAAACCTGCCTATACAAAAGAAGATATTGAAAAAGGTATCAAAGGTAAAACACCTAGACCTGATTATAAAAGTTATAAACCAAATACATACCATGATTTAGATTTGGGACCAGATAGAATTCCTGTGTATGTACCAACAAAAGAAAGGAAAGACTAGTGTCAATTACTGTTGAAGTTAGAGGTGGCAATTTAGAGAAGGCTATGAGAGTACTTAAAAAGAAAGTACAAAAGGCTGGTATCGTTAAAGATATAAGAGCAAAACAATACTTTTCTAAACCATCAGAAATAAAACGTGAAAAAGCAAAAGAACGTGCTAAAGTAATCAGAAAAGCTCAGAAAGCAAATGATGAAATGTTAGGTTACAAGTACGTAAAAGGTGTTAAAGTTAAGAAAATTTAAGAATTTCTATGCCGTCTGTGTTGTATATATATTATTACTACGAGGCAATTCATAAGACCTAGTAGGGGTATAGAAAAGGTAGAGAAATCTACCTGAAAAACGGTGATCTTTGCCAGTTTAACTCCGTGACAAAAGGAAACTGGCGCTTGAAATTATATAAATAATTATTATATAATACTAGACAACGCCTTAATGGGTTGTCAGAAAATTAACTTTGCTTAACAATAGGAGGTTACATGACCAATAAAGCACTCACAATTTTCAATCAATTAAGACCACTAACTGTAGGATTTGACGATACATTCAGACATTTTGAATCAATGTTTGACCATCAATTAGATCATATTCAGACTACAGCTTTTCCACATTACAATATAGTAAAACAAGGAAAGAACAAGTACGATATTCAAATCGCTCTTGCTGGTTATAACAAAAAAGATATAGACATAAACCTTGAGGACGGTGTTCTATCTATCGAGTCTAAAAAAGACGAGAAGAAAGAAACTAAAGTAGACTCTGAAGGCGAAATCCTACATAAGGGTATTGCTAAAAGATACTTTAAAAAGTCTTTTACAATTGCTGAGGACTGTGAAGTCAAAGGCGCTGAACTAAAAGATGGTCTATTAAGGGTATCTTTAGAGAGAATTGTTCCAGATCATAAAAAACCTAGAACTATCTCAATCAAATAAAAAAACCAATACGTGCTATGTTTCAAACGCATAGCACGTATAAATAATTATATTATGAATTTCAAATGGGACCTAACAAAGTTTATTAAAGAAGCAAGAGCAAAAAAATCTGCTGAAGCTGTATTAAGAAAACGATCAAAAGATTCGGTTGCAAGACCTAAAGCAACGAAAAACATCACATCAAAAGACTCACGTTTACAAGGCATATAGCCTATTGACAAATTAACGTGATTAGTATATAATGTAAATATTATAAGGAGAAAATATTATGAAAAAAGGTGATAAGATACCACAAATAAAATTTAGAGTAAGACAATTAGGAGATTGGACAGATACTAATTCTGATACCTATTTTAAGGATAAAAGAGTTATATTGTTTTCATTACCTGGTGCATTTACTCCTACGTGTTCACTACAACAACTACCTGGATTTGAAAAGTTACACAATGTATTCAAAGAACATAACATAGATGAAGTTTATTGTTTATCAGTAAATGATTCTTTCGTTATGAATGCCTGGGCACAAAATCAAAAACTAGAAAATGTTAAAGTCATACCTGATGGTAATGGCGAATTTACAGACGCAATGGATATGCTTGTTGAAAAACGAGATAGATGTTTCGGTATGAGATCATGGAGATATGCTATGATTGTAAACAATTCTGTTATTGAGGAGATGTTTGTTGAACCTGGCAAAGATGATAACGTTGAAGAAGACCCATATGGCGAGTCTTCACCAGAAAACGTATTGAAATATTTACAATCAAACAGGCTTGACTCAAACGCAATTTAATGATATACTTATATTATGAAATACAATGAAGATAAAATCTTAAAAGAGATTGGTGATTATATTAAGTCAACTTATGGCCAACACTATTCAAGTGACCAAAAAGGCTTTCAAGTTTTAGATTTATTAAAGACACTTAAAATCGGAAAAGATTTCTGTCATGCTAACGCAATTAAATATTTGTGTAGATATGGCAAAAAGAATGGACACAACCGTGCCGATCTGTTGAAGGCGGTACACTATGTTATATTACTGTTAAATTATGATAAGGAGATGAAATGAAAATAAGTGATAATACGATTAGTATATTAAGAAATTTTAGTGACATAAATGCTAATATACTATTTAAACCTGGTAAACAATTAAGTACAGTTTCTACAATGAAAAACATTATGGCAGAAGCCAATGTTACAGATGAGTTTGAAACTGAATTTGGTGTATATGATTTGCCAGAGTTTTTAAGAGCATTGGATTCTTTTACACAACCTGTACTGAATTTCAATGGTTCTTCAAACCTAAAAATACAAGATGAGAAAACTAGTTTGTCAGCGAGATATGCTTTTGCTGATAAATCAACGTTAAGATATCCATCTAAATCAATAACAATGCCAGACAAAACAGTATCGTTCTCATTGAACAATGCTGACTATGAGTCTGTTAAAAAATTATATACTAATTTAAGTCTACCTGATATTGCATTTAAAGGCGAAGATGGTAAGATTAAGTTAGTTGCATTAGATAAAAAGAATAGCAACTCTAACCAATCATCTATTACAGTTGGTGAAACTGATATAGAGTTTACTGCATACATTAAGGCTGAGAATATGAAAATTATTCCTGGCGATTATGATGTTGCATTATCAAAGGCAAAGATTGCTCATTTCATAAACAAAAAGGTACAAGTACAATACTGGATTGCTTTAGAAGCTGACTCAACATTTTAAGGTGGTAATATGTCAGATTTTCTATGGGTTGAAAAATACCGTCCTAAAAAAATATCAGAATGTATCTTAACTGAAGATTTAAAGAATACCTTTAGTAAGTTTCTAACACAAAAAGAGATTCCTAATCTTCTCCTTTCAGGCACAGCAGGTACGGGTAAGACAACAGTTGCTCGTGCCTTGTGTGAAGAACTAGGTGCTGATTATATAATCATCAATGGTTCAGATGAAGGTAGACACATTGATACTTTACGTACCACAATCAAAAACTTTGCCTCTAGTGTATCACTAGAAGGTGGTTCTAATCATAAAGTTGTTATTATAGACGAGGCAGATTACATGAACGCTGATAGTGTTCAACCTGCGTTGCGTAATTTCATTGAAACGTTTTACAAGAATTGTAGATTTATATTTACTTGTAATTTCAGAAACAAAATCATACCTGCATTACATAGTCGTTGTACAGTTATTGATTTTCGTATTACTAATGGTCAGAAAGTAAAAACTGCTACTGCATTTCTTAAAAGACTAGGCGATGTATTGAAGGCAGAGAATATAGAGTTTGATAACAAAGTACTTGCTGAACTAATACAAAGACACTATCCAGACTTTAGAAGAACGATAAACGAATTACAACGTTATTCTGTACGAGGTAAGATAGATAGTGGTATACTTGTATCTCTATCAGAAATTAATAACAAAGAGTTAATTAAGTTTCTAAAAGAGAAAAGGTTTGGTGATATGAGAAAATGGGTTGTACAAAACCTAGACAAAGACCCTAGTAGTCTATTCTCATCTATCTATGATATACTATACAAACATCTACAACCTCAATCAATACCTGCAGCCGTTCTAACAATCGCTGACTATCAATATAAATCTGCCTTTGTGGCTGACCATGAGATAAATATGGTTGCGTGCCTGACTCAAATCATGGCAGAATGTAAATTTAAGTAGAGGAGATAATAGATATGGCGAAGAAGACTTTGTGGCGAAAACTTATAGTTAGAGCACGAATGTTTTGGGCTGATATTAGAGGTCATCACGGTAAGGTTTGGAATTATGAACCAGGCGATTACTACATGGGTTCTCATAAAGGTCACAAAAAGCATGAAAAACATGATTGAATATAAACTTACTGATTATCTCAATGCGATTAACTGGTCAAAGGTTAATCTACTAGACGGAGATGATCTAGTATGGGAAAAGAAATACCCACCTTACGTTATAAATCGTTGTCTATCACAGCACGTTGACGCTATAATGATGGCAAACGAGATGAATTTACATCACAGCCTAACCAAACGTTTACAGTTTCATTTTCTACTAAATAGTATTCGTAAGAGAAAGAGGTTCGGTGGTAAGTGGACGACAACTGCTAAATCTAAAAATTTAGAGTATGTAAAAGAATATTATGGTTATAGCAATGCAAAAGCAAAGGTAGCCCTTGACATACTGGATAAGAAACAATTGAATCTTATTAAGGAAAAACTTGATAAGGGTGGGAGAAAAAAATGAGTGACGAATTTAATTGGTCGCCTGAGCAGATGTTAGAGGTTACACTCAAACAGCCAGATGACTTTCTAAAAATAAGGGAGACTTTGTCCCGAATAGGTGTTGCAAGTAGAAAAGATAAAACTTTATTTCAAAGTTGCCACATACTACACAAACAAGGTAAATATTACATAGTACATTTCAAAGAACTTTTTGCTTTAGACGGTAAGAAAGCTACGTTAGTAGAGAATGATGTACAAAGACGTAACACAATATCAGTTTTATTACAAGACTGGAACTTACTATCAATAGTAAAACCTGAGGCTGCTGAAAACAAAGCACCTCTATCACAAATAAAAATCATAGCATTTAAAGAAAAGAGCGAGTGGAATTTACAAGCGAAATACAATATTGGAAAAAAACAATCAACTGAAGAAAATAAAACTGAATAGGAGTATATTATGATTAGATTATACAGACTCTCATCTGGAGAGGACGTAATAGGTACGCCACAAGATAGCGATAAAGCAGATCACGTGGCAGTAAAGAAACCTTTTGTATTGATACCAATGCAAGGACAACCAGGCAAACCTATGCAAATAGGATTTCATCCGTACATACCATACACAAAGGATGAAGTTATACATATCAAAGAGGCAAATATAATTACTGACACTACACCAGACGATAATATGATTGGTGCATATCAACAAAATACAGGTCAGATAGTTACACCTAAAAGTAAAATTATCACATAGTATTGACTTTTAAAATCAATCGTGTTATAATAAGATATGAATTTGGCGAGTAGTTTTTACACAAACGTTGTAGAGTATAAAGGTAAACTTCTTATAAGAGGTGTCAATAATGGACAATCTTATTTGAGTCGTATCAATTATAGTCCTAAACTATATCTACCTACAAAAGAACAATCAAAATATAAAACACTAGACGGCACTAATCTAAAAGAAAAGCGATTTGATTCTATATCAAAGGCAAAGCATTTCTATAGTGAGTATAGTACAATACCAGAGTATAAAATCTTTGGTATGAATAGATACAACTATCAACACATCGCTGACGAATACAAAGGCGAGATAAGATGGAACAAAGACTACATTAAGATATTCACACTTGATATAGAAACCGAGTGTGAAGGCGGCTTTCCCGATCCAGATACTGCAAAAGAAACGATTATCTGTATCACTATAAAAAATCACAGCAATAAACAGATTATTACATGGGGTACAGGTGACTTCATTTCTAAAAAGGCAAATGTAACTTATGTAAAATGTCAAAACGAAAAGCACATGTTGCTAGAGTTTCTAAAATTTTGGTGTAAGAATCATCCTGATATTCTAACAGGTTGGAATGTAAAGTTTTTTGATATGCCTTATCTTATGAATCGTATGAGATATATCTTTGACAATGATACAATTAATAAAATGTCACCATGGAATTATGTCAATGCAGATAGAATACAACTTGGTAATAAAAGCAATCAAATATGGAATATACTAGGTATATCTGTACTAGATTATTTTGATCTGTATAAAAAGTTTACGTATGTCCGACAAGAAAGTTATAAACTAAATTACATTGCCAAGGTAGAACTAGGCGAACAGAAATTAGATAATCCATATGAAACGTTTAAAGATTTCTATACAAAAGATTATCAAAGGTTTGTAGAGTACAATATACAAGACGTAGAACTTGTTGATAGACTCGAAGACAAAATGAAACTGATTGAGTTATGCCTGACTATGGCATATGATTACAAGGTAAACTATACAGATGTTTATTCACAAGTAAGATGTTGGGATACAATCATCTACAATCATTTACTTACAAAAGATATTATTATACCACCTAGAGAAGATCAGGTTAAGGATACACAATACGAAGGTGCATATGTAAAAGATCCACAACTAGGTTTACATAATTGGATTGTTTCGTTTGATTTAAACAGTTTGTATCCACATTTGATTATGCAATACAATATTAGTCCTGAAACGTTTGTAGGTACAGAACCTAAAGCAGTAGGCGTAGAAAATTTTTTAGATGAAAAATTAAATCTCAAATGGGCAAAAGATCGTAACTTGACTATTGCACCAAACGGCGCCATGTTTAAAAGAGATAAACAAGGTTTCTTACCTGAACTTATGGAGAAGATGTATACCGAACGTGTAGTATATAAGAAGAAGG